CCGTGGGTTTACACGGACGAGCCGTTCAAGATGGACCGCAAGGCGGTCGTCGAATTGATCGCAACCGAGGCTAGCAAGCTCAAGAGCCTGCATTCCGTCATCGGCTTCACGGTCGGCGGACAGTGTCGCGATCTCACCAAAGAGATCATGACAGAGGTCTCGACGAAGTGGGCTCATCAGGGCGAGCCGCTGAGCTACGAGCAGTATAGCCTCGTCGAGCTCGTGCTCGGCACTCGCGTCGCCCGCAGCTTCGTGTGCGAGGTCGCGTAACATGACAAACCCAGCTCCGCTCCCACTTCAGCAACTCCTCGCCGCGTCGAACCTCTTGGTGTTCGCAGAGCGCATGGCCTCCTCAGGTCGCCTGTCTGAGGAGGAGGAAAAAGAAGTGCGCGTGATGATCGTGCGCGTCTGCAAGGCCTTCGACATCCCGACCGTTGCAGAGCGGGCGATCGAGCGGGACAGCGCAGCATGACCCTTTATGAAGCCTTCATGTGCTGGTTGATCTTCAACGAGATCGTGATGATTAGGATTTTGCGATGATCCTCCTCGCATCCACTCCCATGCCCTTCGCTGCGCTTTTGGTATTCGCAACTCTCCTCGGCCTCGGATCGATTGTTCTGTCGATCCACGATGCAATCAAGACTTTGAGGAAATGACATGCCCATCCCACACGGCCTTCTCGGCAAAGCCTACCTCCCGACGCTGATAGTTGTCGCCGCTCTCGTTGCAGCGGCCCTGGCATGGTGGCTGTTCGGGTTTCGATACGCGCTGATGCCGGTCGGGCTGCTCGCTCTGTTGCTGGTATTGAGCGAAAACGACGCGCCGACCGGGACCGCGGGGTGATGCCCATTTTCGCTACGGAAGTGATTAAGACAACGGGGATGACATGAGTGACACGGCGGAATTGTCTGGCCTGACCGACGATCAGATCACGGCCTATATTGCCGATCCGGCAACAATCGAGACGCACGAGATCGCACGCGAAGTGATCGACTGCCTTGATGCCGAGATCGCCGGCATCCAGGCTCAGGTTGATGCCGCGATGATCGAGGCCAACATCCGCCCATTGTCCGAAGATCGTCAGGTGTGGGTCAAGCGGGCGTCCTATGCCGCAGCAATGCGTAAGAACTCGCGCCACAGGGTATATCAGCGCGACAAAGAGCTGCGCGGCCTGAAAGGGCCAGCGACGATGGAGCCGAAGCACTCGAAAGAGGAAAAGGCCCTGAAACAGCAGCGGCTTCTCGTCGAGGCAGAGGCCCGGCGAGACGCCAAGAAGCTGGCTTTGCAAAACACAACGCTTCAGATCGCCACGATCTCTCAGCAGAGGCGCGAAATGGATGCAAGGCGTTCATTCGAGCACCGCTTTTACATGGCTGCAACTCGATTGCTGGCGCCAGAACAGGTCGCCGCGATCAAGGCTGAAGCCTCACCCCCACTCTCATCGCCGGAGCCGTCATGAGCGAGAAATTTCCAACGCCGTGGGTTGTCGGGCCATTCGGCTGCATCTGGGTAGCCGCCGACGTCGAATTCAAAGACGGGAAATGGCGTGAGACATGCGCCAACCCGAGGCTCGTTGTGGACACCGGGCCAAGTAGCCAGGATGTCGCCGAGCAGATCGTTTCCGCCGTGAACGCCACTGCACTCGCGCAGTCTCAACACCAACGGGGATCTGAAAATGGTTGAGCATACGCCGACGCCGTGGCGCGTTGAAGAAGGCACTGGCCTCGTATGGGGCGACTGCACTCTATTCGACGACGGTACACCCGATAGACTCGGCGTCCCCGTGACCGATGGTCAGTTGGAACGACCGTGGGCTCAAGGGAAAGGCCCATCCTACGATGAAATGGAGGCCAACGCCGCCTTCATCGTCAAGGCCGTGAACAATCACGAGAAGCTGCTTGAGTTCTTCAAGTGGGCGATGCGTGAGGGGCCGTGGGATGGAGGCGACCTCGACGGCGGCTCAGTGCAGGACAAGGCGGAAGCGCTCGGGCTAATCGTCAAGACCCAATACAACGCCGAGAAACACGGAGTCCAATCAGATTTTGAGACCGGCGATGACTGGTTCGAGTACGCGCCTGACCTCCGCGCTCCTCTCATCCCACCGAGGCACACATGAGCATCGATCAGATCCGCAAGCAGTACAGCGTACCCGCGAAGAAGGGTGGCCGCGTCGAGTATACCGGCGGCGGGATATCAAGGTTCGGCACAATCAAAAGTGCCCGCGGACCTCACCTCATGATCCTGCTGGATGGATCGAAGCATGCGATGCCGTTCCACCCGACTTGGGAGCTTCGCTACCTCGATGCGGAGGCGAACTGATGCCTCCCACCCTCAAAGAAACCGCCATGGCAGCGTTCGGGCTTGTGCTCGTCGCCCTGGCCTATGGCCCCATCCTCGTCACTGGGTGCGCGATCATCGGCTTTGCGATGGGCGGCCTGCAAGCAATCGGAGCGTGGCCCCATGGCTGAGCATAACGACAGATCCGCTGCCACTGAGGGACTGACCAATATCGAGCGCGTGCGACTGGCGCTCGCCATGGCTGACGCCGGCTACGAATGGGATGTCGAACTGGAATATGTCGAGGCGCTGCTCAGAGCCTATGACGACCTGCGCGCTCCTGCCCAACGACCGTCAGTGATGGACGCGGTCATATTGACTGAGAAGCTGATACAGGCTGCGGTCGATTATGAAAACGGAGTGTGTGGCCGGCAAGAGTTGTCGAAGGCCCGCGCTGCTGTCGAAACAGCCCTCGCCGCCCAGCCGCCGGCCGCTCCGGCCGAGACGAATACGAATGCGAACCCTGCCAGCCGCTCCACTGCTACGGCAACGGCGATAGCTGGAGACGACAGGGAGAGCATGGAGACCCGGCCGCTGAAGGTAGTGTCGCCGGAGGCCGGGTCTCCACCCCAATGTTCTGCCGGCAATGCGGATGTACGTGAAACGCTGTTGGATGTGAAATCGCATCGGGAAGCTTGGCGTTCAGCGCTTCTTGAACAGCAAACTCCGTTTGGTTCCGATGATGACGGCAGCTATTGGGCGCACGAATTGCGCGTATTTGATCGGACCTTTGCGGCACTGGGAAAGATCATCCTCAATGAACCGCAGGAAGTGCCAGAGCGCGACCTGATCGATTTTTTCAACTTTCATGGAAGCGAAAGCATCCTCGAACTGGTGCAGCTTCTAAGATCAACCTACCGGATTATTCCGGCTCCCCCACTGTCGCGCCCACATGGGGGACGTGAATGAGAATTGGCGAGCTGATAGCAGCGCGACGCAAGGAAAAGGGCTGGAGCCTTCGCAAGCTGGAAGTTTTGAGCGGGGTTTCTAATGCGGTCATTTCTCAGATCGAAACCGGCCACGTCAAGGACCCAGGGTTCACGACGGCAGTTAAGCTATGTGATGCGCTTCACATCAATCCGATACATGCCTTTGGCGCCGGCCGCGACCCTATCGTTGCAAGAGACGTTCTCAAGGTAGCAACGAAGGCTGTCAAACCCGATGTGCCAGCCTATGCCGACCCTAATTTCAAATACGATGAAGCGACGGGAAGCTATCGCCGGATTGCCGACGCCTCATCCCCGCATCCTTCGCAACTGTCAGGAGGTGAAAAATGAGCGACATGGATTATGACGATCATCTTGATGGTGCCGAGTGCTGGAACTGTGGCGGCGCGGGCCGCGTCAATCACTGCATCGATGGCTGTTGCGTCGATCAAGACGACGTCTATTGCGAGTTCTGCTCCAGACGCTGCGATGTCTGCTGCCCGCCGACTCCCGAGCAGGTGAAATCAGGCAACGAGCTGAGGCAAATTCTCGCTGGCGCCCTCGATGATGTGGGAGGATCGCGTGAGTGAATTAGCCAACGCAATCGCCAAGGCGATTGAATCCGCAGAGGTCGGGTACCACCTGAGGCTTACGAGCCTCGTTGATGGCGTCTCGACGTACACGCTCACATATGACGACGGCTCAAAGCAGCTTGAGTTCGACGACATCAATGACGGGTACGCCCATATCGCTCAGAAGAAGCGATTGAAGGCTGCGCGCGCCGTGGTCGCCGCCGTCAAAGGCTACTTGGCAGATAGCGGACGCGACACGGGCTCGGCGATCAGCGTGCTCACGTCCGCATTGGCTTCAGATCAACGCCAGGGAGGCGGCTGATGGGCTGCGTGCACGGCGATATCATCCGCATGACCTCGTTCACCCATGTCGAGCCACACATGAGCGTCGGCATCAAGGTTGGCGACCGTAAGAAGGTCGCAGTGTTCATGCTGCTCGGCGAGGAAAACAAGGACGGCACCGAGCCGCTTGATCTTGAAAAGCGCCTCAATGAACTCGGGTGGGTGCGCGATCCAGCATTGGCCTCAAAGGAGCGCTGACGTGGCGATCACAAAGCAGGTTTTTGCGGATGCTCTCTCCGCTCTTGGTGAGCAAGGGCAAGACGATATTGCGTGGGCTGAGGCCATCAGGGAGCCTGTAGACGCTGACGATTTTGCGCTTGAAGCCATCTTCGTCATCTGCAACAGCGGGATGAAAAACACGGTCGCGCGCGGCATCTACGAGCGCATCGTGAAACAGCTCTATGCCGGCGCCCCGGCCAGAGATGCCTTCAAACATGAGGGTAAGGTCAAGGCTATCGAGGCCATCTGGTTTGATCGCAGGCCACTCTTTGAGCAGTTCCGGCAAGCCCCTGACAAGCTTGCCTTCTGCGAGTCCCTACCCTTTATCGGCGGGATCACCAAATATCATCTCGCGAAGAATTTCGGCGCCCAGGTCGCGAAGCCGGATGTCCATCTCCAGCGCTTAGCCGACCATGAGGGCGTCACGGCTCAGGCTCTGTGCGAACGGCTAGCAGCCGAAACCGGCTACTGTGTCAGCACGATAGATACGGTCCTTTGGCGGGCGTGCGCGAATGGCGTGATCAACTCGCGCACTGGCCAGATCACATCCCCGCTGACGTCGAAGGATAGCCAGTGAGCATCATCCCGCGCACGGTCACGCCGAAACAGCTTGCCGAAGAACTCGGCTGGTCGGAGAGATTTGTGCGGGAAACGGCCAGGGCGCACAATGCGTGCCTTGGCACCGGAAGGAACATGCGGCTAACTGCGGCCGACGTCGAGACCATTATGGAGGCGAGGCGATGCCAATCAAGGTCTACCGCCCGAAAGGCAGCAAAATCTACAACTACCGCGGGACAGTTGCCGGCCGGAGATTACGAGGAACTACGGGCACAACTGACCGCGCCCGCGCGGAAAGAATTGCGGCCAAGAAAGAAAACGAACAATGGGACTGTCATCTTGATGGCCCCGAGGCAATCCTGACCTTCGCCAAGGCTGCGCTGCTCTATCGCTCGGCCGGCAAGCCCAGTCGGTTTCTGGCCAAGGTCGCGGACTATTGGAAGGACACGTTAGTCAAGGACATCAAGCCTGGCGCGATCCGCCAATCGGCCATGGAGCTCTATCCAGGTTGCATCGGCGCGAGCTGGGACAGGCAGGTCATCACCCCCACCCAGGCCGTCATCAACCACTGCGCTGATCTCGAGCTGTGCGCGCCCATCCGGGTCAAGCGATTCAAGGGCGAGAAGAAGATCAAGAAGCCGATCCTGCTGGATTGGATCACCACGTTCTGCGCCCACGCTCGGCCAGACATTGGCGCGTTGGCTCTGTTCATGTTCGCGACCGGCTGCCGGATCTCGGAAGCCCGCCGGCTGGAGTGGGAGGACATCGATTTCAAGCAGCGGACGATCCTGATCCGCAAGACCAAGAACCAACAACAGCGGATGCCGCACATGCCGCAGGCTCTACTTGTGGCGCTGGCGAACCTGCCGCGGGCAAAGAGGCCGTTCTACAAGTCCGGCACGACCTTGCGACTCCACTGGGATCAGGCCATCCAGGAGGCCGCTAAAGCCGCCCCAGATGGCAAATTCGAGCGGCTGACCTTCCATAGCTGCCGCCACGGCTTCGCGACCAAGCTCCTGCGGGACGGGATCGACCCCAAGACGGCTGCGTGGCTCGGCGGGTGGAAGTCGATCCAATTGTTCATGGACACCTACGCGCACGAGATTCAGGATCGCTCACTCACCGAAGGGCTTTTTGACCAATCCCTGACAAGGTCGATCGCCTCGTACAAGCAAAAACAATAGGTTAAGTGGTGTTCGGAAATCCTTATGAGGGACATCACAAGATAGACGTTGAATCGAAAAACCCTAGCATTTCCAGTACTTAGAAAACGCAAACGTGAACGAACTTGGAGCAACTTGCATGAACGAATCGGAAACTGGCTCGATCTCTGACCCGGAATTGACACAGGCGGGTTCACGGAGCGTTCCGGTCACGGGTGACCTAAAGCGGATGCGCACCAGGTACGGCTACGACAGCCCGATCGGCCGGCGCTGCTCGAACATCCTGGAGATCATGGACGGGATGCCGCGGCCGCCTGAGGAATGGATCGATTACCTCATGCCGGACTGGGTTCCGGAGAAGTACGCGAAGAACTGCCGCTCGATCGAGGTTCAAGCCGCCGATCTTCGGCAGCTTCTTAGCCAGCCGCGCTGAGCAGGGGAGATCGTTCATGAGGCGAGTTACCCGCAAGCCTAATTGCATCTGCGATAGCGGCCTGCCCGTTAACGCTTACCGCGCCAACGGGCAGCCGATCGCCATCTGGACGTGCCCGGAGCATGGGAATGTCTTTGAGGACAGAGCGTCATCAATAACGTTGACGCCATTCCAGCGAGATGTGCTTCAGGCCATTTCGGATGAATATAAGGCCGGACGATCAGCTTCTTCGGAAGCGGTTTCGTGGATAGTCAACCGAACTGTCGGCGCCGTCGAGAAGGAGATGATCTATCTGCGGGCCATCAACTTTATAGAGCCGAACTCATCAGCAGTGGGGCAAGGAGAGCGATCATGAAGGGACGACATACGATCACGGTGGAAGAGTTGGACGAGTGGATGCGCCGGCCGCAGTGGCAGGCTTACGCCCGCAGCGGCAGCAGCGTGTCCAACAAGGCCCTGGAATTCGATGCAGCCGCTTCTGGAGGCCCTGTGTTCAGGGTGACGGACCATGGCGAGACTACGTTCTTGGGGACGGACAGGGCCGCCGCCGTGGCCGCCTACAACGCTGCTCAGTAGGACAGTGACATGGACACTCTGAAAGAAGTCAAAAGCTACATGAACTTCTGGGGCTGGACCAACAGCGGCACCCCCGGATCGGTAAAGCTTGACGCTGACGAGAAGATCATCGCCCACCATGGCGACGCTACATGGATCGCTGACGTCGATCGAGCGTGCGACACGATCAAGCGACTGGCCGACCGCATCACAGCAGATCAGTAGGGAACGCCAATGACCGAGAAGCGAGACGACGAGACCATGACACAGTTCACCATGCGGAAGATCCGCGAGGAGATCATCGACGAGTGCGCTAGGTGCGTCCCCACCAATTGGTGCGATTCCTTGCTCACCGGGCCAAGCAAGGTCGGCAACCTGCCAGGACGTGAGACAGAGGCTCTTTTGCGGGGAATTCAGGACCGCATCCACGCACTCAAAGTGACGAATGGAGATCGCTGATGACCGCCTGGGTTCTGATTATCTCGCTTGGGACAACTGCGGCTACTACCGTGTCGGGGATCGAGTCAGAATATGAATGCAGGCGGCTCGCGTCTCAGATCGCAAAAGAATGGACCACGTTACCTGCGCCACCGATGCAGTGCTTTTCGTACCGCGGCGCCTACCGTTTCTGACCGATCAACATCAGTCTGACTTTTAACCCGAAGGAGAGACCCTATGACGAAGAAATTCCCGAAGACCATTTCCGTGAAGTGGGAAAAGCCGAGCAACGATGAGGCCTATCTCGTTGCCGGAGAGGACATGTATGGCATGGTGGACGTCGGCGGAAAGACTGTGATTGCCACCTATCAGCTCGTCGAGACGACCGAAGCTGAAATGGTCGTCAAGACTGCTTCACCCAGGCGCTCACGATGAAGAGGGTGATCAAAAAACGCAGCCCATCGCCGCCGCGCCTTGCGGACACCACCGAGCTTTGCAAGGAGCTCGTGGCAATGGCGGGATTTCTTGAAGATAAAAGAGTCCAAGAGAAAATCTACAAGGCCGTTCGCCAGCTCCAGCTTTTGGACAAGGCTGCGGCCGACGCCGTACTCTCGCGATCTTGAGCAGGGAACGATCATGAGCCTTGAAGAAGCAATCATGCACTTGTGCCGAATCCATACGGACGACGACGAGGTGACCGGATTTAACGTCAAGATGGGCGCGACGCCCGGCGTATTTGACATGGGAACGGCCGACTACGTGAAGGCGTGGGAGACCTTGCGGGCGCACATTCATTTGCGCACCAGCAAGGACGGCTCGCGCTCGCGCAGATAAGCGACACGTTGTTAAGACAGAGAGACTGACATGACGACGAAGGGCAACGGCAAGACCTACCAGTGGCTCCTTGATCACAAGGAGCATGATGGCGACTACTGCCTCATCTGGCCGTTCAGCCGAAATCCAAACGGCTACGGCCAGCTCGGATATCTCGGCAAGTCAGGTTATGCTCACCGGATGATGTGCGAACTGGTGCATGGAGCCGCGCCAAGCCAAGATCACGAGGCGGCGCATTCGTGCGGCAACGGACACATGGGCTGCGCTCACCCAAAGCATCTCTCATGGAAGACCCGCAGCGAGAACCTGCTTGATTGCCGCGGGCACGGCACACAAGCCAGGTCACGGCATGGCAGCAAAGGCCACCTCACCGATGAGCAGGTGATGGCGATCCGAGCCCTAAAAGGCAAGAAAACCCAGGACGAGATAGCCTTCACGTTTGGCGTTTCGCCTCCCACAATCCGCGACATCTTTCTTGGGCGGTCTCATGCGCGACCACCGAAGATCAACTTTTACTCTCCGGAGGAGGAAGCCGTCTTGCGATCTGAAGTCGCTCAAGGCCGCAACTTTATCGAGATCGCGAAGACCCTTGGCAAATCGCATTCATCTGTTTCGATGAAGGCGTATCGCCTTGGCATTAGATCAGGGAAACCCTGCTACAGGCGCACTGAAGCAGATGGGCAAGGAGCGGGGAAGTGACAGAAGATGACGTCGAGATCAATCGCATCATGAGCATGCCAGAGCATGAGCTTGCGGCCGAGCTTGCCAAGGAAGGCAAGACAGTGGATGGCGTAGCCGCTGAGATGCAGCAAGCCTTCGAACGAGCCGTCGTAGAGGCCGCTAGACGGCGTATCGCCGATCCCAGGCTCTATATCGCAATCCGGCTTTGGCACAGATTCGCGCCTGAAGGTGCCGTGGATTGGAACGAGGATAAACACAAAGCCGAATATCTTGCTGCCGTTGACGGCATCGAGACGGGAGACTTGTTCAACTTACTTTTGCGCCGCATCGATTTCGATGGCGATGACCCCCGTTGGTTCTCGCTGCGAGAGTTGCAGTCGTCCATAAAGGGTGCGGAGTTCCCAAAGTGATCAAAGCTCTCTACCGAATCCGCTGTTGGTGGCGCTACTACCACTGCGACACGCCGACCATTGGCAAGTTCAGATACGACGTCAGCGGCATGTGCTGCTACTGCGGCAAGGTTGGAGATGGAGTGAACCACGATGATTAGGAAATTGATCTGCAAGTGGCTCGGACACCGCTGGCAGCGCGGGCTATGGCTTCAATCGACCACTAAGCCCGTCAAGCACCGAACGGACATTTGCTCTTGCTGCGGCGCTCGGTCGAATTGGCATTGCTTGTCGCCACATCCCCGCTCTCCCTGAGGGAACGAGCATGATATCCGCATCGATATTTTTGGGGTCGCTGCTATTCGCGCTTGTTGGCTTTGTCCGCTACCGCCTAGCCCTGAGGCAATCGCGCTAGACCTTCTCGATCAGGATCTTGTCGATCGCGCAGGTTTGCCCCGCGGTGCCGCCCTGCTGCCGGAACAGGACATAATGCGTTGCCTGGGTCGCGACGTAGGTAAACGGGAAGGTGAACAGGTTGATCGCCTGGAAGGTGACGCCGGCCAGCGGTGAGCTCGTCGAGCCCGTGCCAGTGTTGAACAAGCCGAACGTCACGCCAGCGCTGGGGGACGCGCCCGTGATCGCGAAGTCGAGGCTGGTCACGCGATACGTTGCCCCCACCACATGAGTGAACGGGATTGGGCGGGCAAGGCGAGTGTCATCCGTGCCGGTGGCCGTGCGCGTCCACGTCATCTTGCCGCCGCCCCAAGCGGGCTGATTGGTGCCCGAGGTGAGGTTTACGGTCCATGCCGCGGGCTTGCTGGCCCCGTTGAAGTCCTCGACATAGACCGCAAGGCTGTCCTTGCCGTAGGTAATCGTGCGGCTAACAGTGCGCGTGCCGAGCGCGGCGCCGGCTGTGGAGGCGAACCAGAAATACAGCTTGGCTCGGTTCACATCGACCCGCACCATCGTGTTGCTATAGCCGGACTGCTGGGGGGCGTCCGTCACGACGCGCATTGTCCGGCCCGTAGAAGGATCGCGGAGGGTCACATCGTTGGCGGTCCCTAGCGCATGGTCTTGCGCCACGCTGGTGTCGTACCAGGTGCTGTTGGCATAAGCCTGGGTGAAGGCCGTAGATGCAATCTTCATGGGCACGGCTTGCGTGCCGGCAAACGCCGCGGTCGAGGTCAGAACTGTGGTGTCGGTGACGGTCCCGCTCGGATTGAATATGATGGTGTAGGTCACGTTCATCGTCTTGCCGGCCGTATAGGTCACAAGCGATGTACGCGTGAGCTTGATCACGGTGCCGTGGAACGGACCAGTAGACGGATCAACGACCGCTCCATTGACCGTCCAGACCTCAGAAATGACCGTCTCGCCGCCATGGAATGAACCGCCAGCGAGCAGCGTTGACGACTCCTGCATGGCGTAGTCTTGAGCGCCGGTGTCGTCGCTGAAGGTGCTGACAGGAGATGCAGGATCGCTTTCAGCGGTCAGGATCTCGAAATCTCCCGTGTCGCGGTAGACCTGATACGGAGGACCGACGCTCGTGCCCGCGACGTCACCAAGGTTCCGCTGCATCCGGGTAGCGATGGCGCCGAACGATTGCGGCTGCGTGACGTAAATCAGATCCGTGCTGGGGTTGACAAGCTTGAGCCTGTTGCTCGCTGCCCCAAGGACAGCGCCAGCGTGGCCAAAGCCACCCCGAGCGCCCATCTTGCCGACGCCAAATGCGTTCGCCTGACTGACGCCAGCCAGAACAGCAGCGCCCGTCAACAATTCACGACGGTTCATGTCAGGGCGCCGCGATAACGGAGACGGTTGCGCCGGGCTGGACGCCGAAATACTCGGGGCTCAGAGCCGGAATGAGCGTGCTCGAGGTCGTAGCGGTGCCGCCAACTTTGACTGCACATTGGACCTCACAGATAATTCGGAAGTATCTCGTCTGCGAGCCAAATGCCGCTGAGGTCTGGACGCCGCCGCTGATGTCGAGCGTTGCCTGATCCGCGAGGCTCGGGAGCGCAGCCATTTGCCCCGCAGATCCGCCGCTGGCCGTTGCGGTCAGGACGGAAAATTCCGAGATCCACACGCGGGACGCGGCATTGGCAGTAGCAGGCAGCACGAAAAGAGCCGCCGCGAGCAGAAGCTTGCGAAGCATTGGTAGTCTCCAGTTTTGAGAGCTAGTTAGAGGCCGCAGCGGCGCCGGACTTCGGCGACCTGTGACTTGGTGTATCCATTCTGAAGCGCGATCTTCTCGGCTTCAGCAGGGCTGCCGGCGTAGGCTATGAGAGCTCGCGCTTTCCAGCATGGGATGGGATTTGTGGTGGAAAGCAGAAGCATCACTGTCAAAATTATCAACGCCGCGGCCTGACGTTATTCTTGATCTCGGTCAGGCTGTCCTTGATGGACTCGATGTTCATCTCGACGCGGGTCAGCCGATCACCCTGAGGTGCGGCAAGTTCAACCTTCCGCTCCAACGCAGCCAGCCGCTCGTCAGCCTTGGCGCCCCACCAAATCGCGGCTCCCGTCTGGACGATGACCGCCAATATGATGGAGATGTTGACCCTTTTGTCTAGATGCCAAGAGGCGTCGCTGTCGATATTAGCCTGCTTCACCATGCTGATTAACCGGTCGTCACTGTTTTGGTTGCTGCCCATGGCGCGGCCCCCGGTGTGATCTGGCTAACAAGTCGTTCACGCTTAGGTGGTATAATCATAGTCAGCCACTCTCTCGGAGGTTAGATCTTCGGGGATGGTCAGGATCGGCCCTTCGTTTGCGCGTCGGGTCGGTCCGCTTTCAATGCTTGCCGTTAACGATCTTTGTCAAACGCGATACTTCAGCCTGAAGCCTGATGTGCTCAGTGTGCATCTCGGAATAGTTGACGCCATGCTGAGCGAGATTGGCCTTCAAGTGACGAACGTCCTTAACCAGATCGGCAATCGCGAGTTCGTATTTCAGTTGCAACTCAGCGATGAAGCTACGAGCGCGCCATGCAACGCCGATCGATCCTAGCGCAATGGCACTGACGAAGATCAGCGCGGCCCATTGCACTGCGCCTTCCATCAGCGCTACGTTCCTTTCGTGGTCGTCTTTGTTTGGGTGACCGCGAGAGTCGCCGCCATCTGCTGGTTGCCGCGCAGCATCATGCGGTCGCCGAACCAGAATCCGATGATGGCGCCGAACATGGCCTGCGTCTCATCTGGCCAAAGCACCTTCACAAGCTGACCGAGGTCATATCCGCTGTTCACCGCGTAGATGAACATGAAGACCTCTAGAAGAATCCAGAGATGGAAAAAAACCAGCGTAACATAGGGCCTGACAAAAATTGCCAGTCCGTCCACAAACTTGTTGCCGCTAAGACCAGCACCAAAACTGTAAATATGGTCTGCCTGTCGAATATCAGCCTGAGCGTTAGCGAGATCGACCTGTAGAGCCACGCCTTCCTTTTGAGCTTCCATCTGGAGCTGAGCCATTGCGAGCTGCTGGGCATTCTGGGCTTTCAGCGTGAAGAGCTGCACGATGGCGGGGACCATGCCGGCAAGCGCGCCAAGAATGGCAGGGAGAGCTGCGAGGACCGCAATCATGACTTTGCCGCCATGTTGCTGATCGTCGTATCCTTCGTGGCCGAGCTCGACGAAGAGCCAACCCAGAAGCTGACAACCTGCCCGAACGCTGCACCGAGCGCGCCGAGCATAACTAGCATCACCTCAGGCGGCGCATTGCCCTGCGTCTTGGTCGTGATCACCAGGATCAGCACGCCCATAAAGCCGGTGGTGACGATCACCGAAACAAGCACCCGGCCCCAATCATTAAGCCCCATTTTAATGCACCTTTGGCTTGAAGAGATCGAACACGCGCCCCCAGAACGTCGGCGCTAGATCGGTATGAGCCTGTGAGCCCGGCGGCGGCAAGACGATGTCAGGCGGGACAGGGAGCGTTGCCACGGGCTTGCCGGCGGCAAACGCCTTATCCAGCGCGTTGAACGTGGCAGGCCCCACAAGGCCGTCTACGGTGACCCCCGCGGCCAACTGGAAGGCACGGACGGCGTTTCGCGTAGAAGGGCCAACGATCCCGTCGAGCTCGAGCTTTGGATTCGCCCCCAACCGATTGAGGCTATTCTGGAGCCAGACGCCGTCCCGCACGACCTGAGTGGAGGGAATGATAGACTTGGGCTGGACTTGAGGTGCCGGACCGTCGAACTTGATCGACGCGTCGAGCTGCATCATGGTCAGGATCAGGCCGGCGCAGCCGAGCTGCTTGTCCACGGCATTCGGATCGAACACGCCGTCGCGGACATACTTGCCAGATTGGTACTGATCGGTGCCGCTCCAAATATAGGGAGACGGGATGCCATTGTTGGCATATCCAATGCCGTTATAGCGCTCCAGGTTCGTGAGCATCCCTCCGATGCTCCAGTTCGTGAGCCTGGCCGCGTAGGGAGCACATTTGACCAGAGCATCAACCGCGGCTTCCTCGAATGACTTGAACGGACCCCGGCCGGCAGGGACATTGTGCGAAACTGCATTCCATGGGTCGCCTTGGGCCAAGCTCTTGCTGAAATCCTGCGAGGATTCCCGATAATGGCTGACCGCGATGAAAACCCACGCGATGTCAGGCATGCCGGCCTGTCTCGCAATCGCGAGATACCGGCCCTTGTTGGCGACAGCCACCCTCGCCGGCTTGGCGAATTCGGTTTCACGGGTGAGATTGGCTTTGGACCAGCGATCAACGTTCGCGCGAGTGAGCGCGTTAAGGTCTACCATGACTGTTCCTGATTATTGGACTTGGGCGCCGTAGATGACTTGCGTGCGGTTGGGCTGCCACGTCGGCGTTCCGCCCATGGTTGCCTGATTGTAGCCCGGGACCGGACTGGCCCAATCACCAAGTCCCGTCGTGTCATTGTACGACCAGTGCATCATGCCATCCTCGGAGGGCGTGAACACGTCGGCGATCACGAGCGGCACCTGACCGGGCGATAGGGAAAAATCGGTCCAATCGCACCACAGCGTCTGCGACGGATAGACGATCGTCCATGATGCCTGGAAACACAGCATGGGGACCGGCTTTGCCGTGCAGTTTGGCGATCCCGGTGCAGCCTGGATGCACACCGCCATGTTGGTAATTCGTGACGACTTGCTGTCATCGAAGGCATGAAGCAGCTTGACGCGGATCTTCGAAGAGGCCGCCGTGGCCGCCGGCAGAAGGTTGCGGATTGAGTATCCCGGATTGACGGTCTTCTTCATCGCGCTGGCCGGCAAATTCAGAACATATGGCAGCGGGGGAATGTCGGGATTTGCCATGGTGACGCTGACCAAGGTCGGGATCACGTAGCCATCGGCCCAATACCCAGGCGAGATCGCCACTCCAGGATTTGAGACCATGGGGAACGTGAGTTTGGTCGGCGACGTCGCGACTACAGGGTGAACGCCGTTGTATGCGTCAGGACTCGCACCCACCAAAATGATGTTGGTCCCACCACCCACCGCGATATTGTGCGGCAATGACGTCGTCATGGTAACAACGCCTACACTCCAAGTCATCGAAGCAACCGTAGACGACGGGGAGACCGCCTGAGCGCACTCCGGCGCGAAGGCAATCGCATCCCCTGGATAGTAATCGAACGGTTGCGGCAGCGTCTGCCAGACGAACTGGTTTCCCATGTATTGCTGCGGGTTGGGTTGCCCCGCATTCGACGGCTGCAACTGCATCACAGCGAGCGTCTTGAACGTGTTCACCACATAATACTGATAGGCCGGATATCCCGCCGTCTTCGCGTAGACCTGCTGCGGGTCAATCGCCATGGACAGGTTGCCGAAGATCGTGCTGGGAACGCCGCCCTGCACCCAGATGGTGCTTCCTGTGATGGTCACCGGGTTCGGCAGCAGCCCATCGGTCAGGTTCTCAAGGAAGAACTCGATGTTGCCGGTTTGATAGCCGGCGATGCCGCGCTGCGGGTCGGCGTAGCAGGGCGTACCGCCTGGAACAACTCCCATCAGTTGCGAGCCCGCCGCATGGACCGCCGACGCAGAGACCAGCGATAAGAGAACAGCCGCGAAAGTTCTTGCAGAAAAATTCATGAAATTCCCTTAGTTTGCAGCCATAATGACCCAGGACGTTCCATCCGACTGAAGGATGGCCCACTTGCCGGCCGTGTTGGTGAGGAGTGCAGTGCCTGCCGCGCCGCCTGCGAGCGGGACGACATTGGACGCGTTGCTGTTTACGGTCTGAGCCGCGATGTTCTTCACATTCAGCCAACGACCCGGATAGGTGGACGCGGACGGCAGCGTGACCGTCTGAGTGGCGCTCCCGTTGAAGATCGTGCTGCTGTCCGAGACCCCAATCGTCACCGACGCGGCGGTTTGCGTTACGGGGGGTTTTGTCAGAACCGCGCCAGCGTTGACCCCGAGGTTGTTGACGCCGGGGTCGGTCGCCGCCCCGACGCTGATACTACCGGAACCGTTGATGCGCAGTGCCAGCGAGATCGTCGTCGAGTTCAGCGGCGTCGTGTAGAAATCGATATTGGTGCCCTGATTGCTGCCCGACCATACGCCGTTGTTGGCCATCAACATCAGCGCGCCGCTCTGCCAGGACGAGCCGTTCCAGCCATAGCCGCGCATGTTGTACATATACTGCGTGACGGCGCCCGTTCCGGTCGGGCTTGGCGATGCCGCCGTGCCCGTCGCGACCGCGCCCGTCATGATGTTGCCGGCCGCGCTGCTCGGCGTATAGGATACCATTTCGAAGCCGCCGGACGTGCTGTCGGGCGCCTGCATGCGGGCCATGCTGGTTGACACTATGAGAGCTGGCGAAGACGACAGGTTCTCGTTGATATCGAGATACGTCTTCGGAGATGCATTACCGATCGACGTAAATTGTCCGTTGCTCTGCAAGTTGACGAATGCGCTTGCCGGCGATCCGCTGGACGTTCCTTTCAGCGCCAGTGTCGATCCGGCTGCAGAACCGCCAACGTGCGTCGGAGCGATCAAAGTCCCCGTCAGCGTTGGGCTATCAGAGAGCACCATATTGCCAGTGCCGGTGACGGCGTTGTTCAGTGTCACGCCGCCGTAGTTTATTGCTCTCGAAAGGATGATGTTTCCGGTCGATCCATTTCCGATTGCAATCGTGCCAGAGCCCTTGGCATTAATCGAAAATGGCGTGTCAGTAGCGGAATCGATGGCTGCGATCCCAGCACCACCGCCGGCCGCGTTGCCAATGATCTGGACGCCTGCCGCCTGCGATACATTCGACGCATTGACTTGCAGAACCGGGTTGGTTGCGCCATTTTGACCGACCGCAAGAGCTGAAGCAGAATTCGATGAGACAGCAGTTGTGGTGCTGACCGAGAGGCCTCCCCCTCCCGCACCAATTTGAACGCCTCCGGTTGAAGCGTTCCCGATAATGACGGCGCCGCTTCCCTTCGCATTGATTGCACCGGCTTCGTTGGTGCCGGAAGAGATAACAGACATGCCAGCGGCAGCGCCGGCAGCGTTGCCGAACATACGCCAGCCAGTAGCGACGCTGGCCGTCGCTGCATCTACCTTGAGGACAGGATTTGTCGCGCCGTTCGCCCCCACAGCAAGCGCAGACGAACTGTTGGACGTAACGGTAAAAGCGCCGCTGACCGTTGGGCTTGTGATCGTTGGGCTATTGATGGTCGGCGTGTTCAGAGTTGCGTTGGTGAGGGTGACATTCGAAAACGCCGCGTTCGCGTCGAAGCTGAAGGTGTAGATTGACCCGATCTTATCCAGCAGGATCGGGCTGTTAACCTCGACTTGGGCCGGAAACAGCGTGCGGAATTTGACCTTCAAAGCCATCAGACCCCCTCGATCACGGCAATCGAGCCGTCGATCACGTCGGTAATGAATCCGTCCATGGTCACCTTGACCCCAAGCCGGTAGGTGCCCGCGCACAGGCTGGACAGGTCGGTATCCTCGAATTGCCACTGGAAGCCGGGACCGGGGACGGTCACCTTGCCGTTGGCGATCGTCGCCGTGGCGCGAGGCGTGCAGCCGTCCAGGTCCGAGATCGTCACCTCGATATCGAGCGCCACAACCGCCGTCAGGTCCGTGGTGGTATCGTCGTCCTCATCCACAAGCTCGACGACGTCGCTTCGCCAGGTGGCGCGGTTGGAGATCGTGGCGACTTGCCCCGTGTACATTGCTCACCCTTTGGTGGTATTGTGGTCTGATGTATTCCAACAAAGACATGGAAGAGATATGCTTGGGTCTGGCCGACAAGGCCGAACCGCTTGAAGCTGGTGCCTTGCGCGAGGTTGCGAAGAACTACTCAATTGCTGCCGAGCCAAAGCCAAAAGCCTATGAACTCAAGCTCCGGCATCTTTTTTGGCTCGTAGTCGGCATCTCCGCAATTTGGACGCTGGTTTACCTTCTCATCCCGCACGAAGTTGGTGAGCCTCCCCCGGAGGGAAGGCGCGTCGAGCAACTTGGCGCATTCACCAAGACGCCAGATGGGCGATTTAGAACGCGGACTTTCATCTTCGTAAGAGGCGAAAAATTCGTCGATGGCGTCCGTCACTTGACGCTTGTTGAAGATCCCATTCCGCTTGTCGTGCATGAGGGGAGATATCCGCTCCCCAAGGGAAACTACGAGCTACAGGAACTCAGTTCACAAAATGAGTGGCGCTTTGTCACCATCACAACGAGCGATGGAAGCGACCCGAACAAGAACGGGCGAAGGTACTTCGTCGTATTGCCCTAGATCTTCAGATAGACCGTGATGAGGATAGTCGGCTGCACAACCGCGTGCGCTTGACCTCCACTCGGATTGATCGTGATCCCGGTCGTGGCCGCTGGCACAGTCACTGTTCTGAATACGCCGGTATTGGTGACGCCCCGAGGCGGGAAATCACCCGTTCCAACGGAATTTCCCATCTCGAATGATGCCCCCACATGCGGATGTCCCGGGTCCGTGTAGGGAATGCTCGACGGGAGTTGAGCGGCAGTGAGTGTTCTGCTTTCAGCGCCGCCAGAGGCACCAAGTACATCGGCCGCCGTTCCGAAATAGGTCGAGGTAAGACGCCCCGCCGCGCTAGATCCCATGCCGTCAAGACCGACCAGCGCGCGCCCGCGGAAGTCAGGAAGCACGATGTTTTTGTTGGCGCTGAAATCCGCCAACCCACTAGCGCCGCGGCCGCCGCTTACGGCGAGATTGGCATCTGCTCCCCAGAGATAGACGAACAGAGCCTGGGTGTCCGAGTTGGCTCGCTCGGTCCCGCCTGACGTCGCGCTGCCAATCGTCCGCCCGTTCGAGCGAACCCAGCCGGTTAGGACGCTAGTCCCATAGGCGCACTTCAGGTCTCCTGTGGAGAAGATCGTTGCGGCATCCACACTACCCCCGCCCCCGCCCCCGCCCGAGCTCGGCCCGATAACCAGAAGGTTGTCCTGGACGATCTGCTGGACGCCGTTCTTGTCGGTCAACCGGATCTTGATCTGGCCATCAGCGAGGTAGAAAGCAGGGACACGGCCGGCGGAATCCAGAATGATCGGGTTCGGATGCGGCAGGGTGAGAGCCGTATCCTTGTAGGCATTCTGGGGCGTCGAGGTCGTGCCGGCCTGGATAAAATACAGCAATCCACCGGACAAAGGCTTGCCCAAGGTGTCGAATTGCTGGCTGAGCGACAAACTGATAGAACCGGCCATATGGTGGCTTTCCTCAAAGAAAAAGCGCCCCGATGGGCGCTTGTGTTCTGGCTAGTGATCTGCTGGCTTTTGATCGCCTACCCTTACGGGCTACTGCTGTTCGTTCTGAGCGCCTGCTGGTACAGGCCCCTGCAACGACCTGAGGAAGTCTGCCGGCGTAACGTTCTTGGCGCCTAGCGTGCTGATCAGGTTGCGGGCCGCAAGACTATAGGCCGCGATTTTCGTGGCGCTGGGAGCGACAACAACGGCCTGTTGTGCCTTGGCAAGCTTGGCGATGGAGGCCGCGCTGGCGGGCCGCGCAAGGGCCATGGCGACTGCCCTGCCACCTAGCACGGTCGTCAGTGTCGTCAGCGGCGCGGCAACCAGACCTCCACCTAAGCCAGCCCACAGACTATTCCGAGCCGTCCCGCTTGGGTTGGCGAACTTCTGAAGCTCCTTAAACCTGCTTGAGACCGTAGCGATATCGTCGAGATGGCTTGCTAGATCGGACTTTCCGGTCGAGCGGAACAGCACGTTTTTCCCGGCATCAGAGAGCTTGCCGTAGGCCGTGATAAACCGCTGCGGACTGAAATTTCCTTCAACATCCCGGCCGAGCCGGCTGACAATAGTTGAGGCGACCTCGTTCCAATCATCTGGGCCGATAGCCTTGCGGGCCTGGGCCAGCTTGGCTGCATCTGCCCGAGCCGTACTGCCGGCCATGGCCTCCAACCGACCAAAGACCGTTTCGGCCGGTGCATTCCCATCCGCGCCTATGATCTTGGCGAGAGATTCCCGCCTATCGCTGACCAGGCTATAATACTTGTTTGCCCGATCAAAAGCGGCAGACGCCCTCGGACCGCCGGCAGCGGAGACCGATGCTTCCAGATCCTTCGAAAGGCCGCCGTAAATCTGCTTCATCTCGGAGCCTGAAACCCCCTCGGGGAGGATGCCGTTTTTCAGCATCTCACCAACGTTTGTCCTCAGGGTTTTGACACCCTCATAGGTCAGGCCATCCGCTCGCTGCACCGCCTCCAGAACCGCGTCAGTGGCCTTGCCAGACGGGAGCGCAGCAGCGTCGCGCTTGGCTGCAATCTCGGCGACGACGTTCCTCGTTGCGTCCAGAGGGGTCTTAACGTCGGGGTTAACGAGCGTATCGACCTTCTTGTAAAGGTCGCCTGAAGTCTTGGCGCTTTCGCCTGTGATCCAGTCCTTGATGGATGATCGGGCGGTCTCACCCGCGCCAGCAACCGGCGACGCACCTCCAAAGCCTTGCGCAACCTCATCGGCTTTCGTACCGACCTGATCAATCGCTCTCTCAGCCGCCTTAACAAGTGGCGTACCGGCAACCGGGATGTTTGCCGTCCCAACCCCGGCTTGCTGCACCGCCATATTATCGGAGGTGATGGCGCGCGGAATCTGAACTGGAGCGCCAGTCTGCGAAAGACGATCCGCCGCGGCGGCGACCTCTTGTCCTGGGCCAAGTGTTTTCGTCGGCGCAATGCTCGGGGCTGGGGCCTTGCCCGTAAGACCAATGCCTGGCGTGGCCAACTGCGCTGCGAATTCCGTATATTCGCGCGGGATGCCGGTTACATCCTCGACCGGCTGACCTATGACAGATCGATAGGCGGCGCTGATCGGGGAAGCGACATAACCAGCGAGACCGGCAGCAGTTTTTCCCGCGCCGGTCAGAACCTCGGATAAGCCATGGGCTTGAGGATCGATGAGGCTTTCCTTCGGATTTATCATCTGATCAAAGCCGCTCGAAATCTGCTCTCGCGCGTCCTTGTTCATGCGCTGGTAGGTTTCGGGATAGCTCGTGATCGGGCTTATAGCCTTTTCGACGGGCGAAAGCTTCTGCCGCTCGGAAAGGCCGTGATCGGCGGCCTCTACATCGGCCGTCTTCTCCGGCTCCTTCGCTGAAAGACCGATTTTCTTGTTAAATTCGTCTCGCGGCAGATCTGCGTAAAACTTAGCATGCAGCGCCCCCGCCAAGGCGTCGTCAGACATGTCACTGTATTGCGGGTACTTCTGGCGCACCTCGGCAATAGTCGGCATCAGCGGATACCCAATGGATCAGCGGGGGCGGATTGCGCAGCAGGAGCCGAAGCACCGCCGCGGGCTTTTGCCTTGGCCCGCTCCATGCCGGACGAAACTACACCCCTGAAATCATCAAGTGCCTGATCGTAGGCCTGTTGCGTTTGTGCCTGCTGCATGCGAGCGAGCGCATTTTCGCCCTTTGCTCCTTCAATATCCGTGATCGCGCCGCCGCCCTTGAGGGTCTGGTACGCCTGCAAGAACGTCTGGCCCTTGAGTTGTTCAGCCGCAGCCCTGAAATCCGCCTGCGGCGTTCCTGGGATGGTTGGCGCCTTTGACCACACACCGAGCCCGTATTGTTTACCGGGATGGTTTTTGACCTGATCGATGACCTTGATAAGCTGCTCAGAGTTGGCCAGCACCTGCGGCAGCGCGACCTCTGCGATGCCTTGGGCCGATCCTTTTTCCTTCTCGCGCTCGGCTCCGGCAACATCTTTCGGAAGCGTGCCGACAACCTGCCGCGTAATCGGATCGACCAAGTTAACGTGCGTGCCGGCGTCAACCCGAATGGGCTCTTTCGATAGCGAGAACCCTTCCGGCAATTGCGTCTGTACGGCCTTGCCGTTTTTGGAAAACTGGACCGCGCCAACCTTGCCATCAGCGGTCGTGCCATAAGCTGGATTAAGGCCGACTTCCGGCTGCCCGCCATTGGCGATCGAATCCGGAAGCTTCCCGGTCAAGACATAGGTCTTGAATTCCGGCGTGCCCTGTTCGATGCCATACGCACCGGCCGCCTTTGCGCGCTGTGCGGCTGTCTCGACCGGGCCTTCATCAGCCCGATCAGCAGCGCGCTTCTGGAGCCCGAATGACGCGCTCCAATGCTGGTCTGCGACCGTATCCCGTCCAGCCTGCCGTGCATCCTGCGCCGCCTGCCGCGCCTGATCCTCTTGCCGATTGCGCAACGCAATCCCGAGCTGCGCAAGCGAAAGATCCCCCGACTTCAGCAGCGCTGCGGCGTCGGCCTGCCCGCCCTGCCCGAGGCTCGCAAGCGTCTGCTGCTTCACAGCATCGGCCTGGGCCTGCTTATAGACGTTCCCAAGGTTCGCGAGCGACGAGAAATCAGCGCCGCCCGAGAAGGATTGAGCAGACTGCGGAATCTGAAGCGGTGCGATCGCCATGCTATTTCAACCAGCTCATTGCGCCACCGCCCGTTGCGAGTTGTCCTGCCTTGCTCAGGGTCGATCCTAGACCACCCATTCCGCCCCCGCCTCCCGCCGCCAGCGTCGCAAGGCTCAGCCCTGCACCGAGCAGGTTCTTGGCCCCAGACGCCTCGCCGGCCGCCTGAAGATTGTTCGCGCTCGCAAGGCCACTCGTGGAGTTGCCGAGCAAGCCCACCTGGTTGGTCGCGTTGTTCTGAGCGAGATCGGACAGGCTGCCATAGGCGCCGGCAACCCCCGATGACGCCGTCATGTTGTTCTGGTTGACGCCCGACAGATTCTGAAGCCAGCTATTGTATTGCTGGTTTTGCGTGTTCTGGGCGAAGTTCAGAGCGTCGAGATCGGCGTTGCCGGAGTTGACCATGCCAGACGAGGCGCGACGCCGGTTGATCGCATCAAGTCCCTGGTCAATAACGCCCTGCGTCTGCGGGTTGGCATTCTGGAACGAATCCCATGCCGCCGAAGTGCCCCCCGTACCGTTGACGCCAAGCGCATTGAGATAGAGGTCGGTCCCCTTGCCGTACTTGTCGGCGAGACCCTGATAGACCCCCTTGGCGCTGTTCAGGTTGTCCTTCGACGTCCCATATCCAGCGTTGAGGTAGTCCGTACCCTGCGTCTGGTACGTGTTGTAAAGCCCGCGGTTCTTGTCCGCCGCTTCTTTCTCGGCGCCGCCGCCGAACAAAGTTGAGAGAAAATCAGCCATTTGCCCCTCTACGGGAATCGGGACGCGAGATCGGTGATGATCTCGTCCACCTTGTTTTCAAGAGCCGTCACGCGCGAATTCAAAGCTGATACCGCTGTTTGATCAGCGGTGAGGTCAGTCCTGATCTTGTTTATGTAGAAGGCTATGCTGGTGAAGCTGTCGTAAAGCGATTGGAGCGTGCCAGACGTTGAGTTATATCCGATATCGTTGTGAACAACGCCTGTCCCGTTGTTCCCGCCATCCGAGATCGCGGGCGTCGTGACGGAAACTGAAGTGCTGCCTGGAGTGATCTGGGCAATAGCAAATGACCCAGAGATCGAATCCGTAATCGAAGACAGCTTTTCGAGCGACTTCAGCGCAGGATACCAGGTCGGATTGACCGGGCCTCCTCCAAGCGAGATTGGTTCGTTCTGCCCTGGTATTGTGATCTTCACCGGAGCGCACTCACTTGCATGTCGGCGCCCATGGTTGCAAACGGGACGTTGCTGGATTCATCGAAGCGCCAGCGAACGCCTTGAACCTCGCACTGCCCCCATATCGAGGCGCGAACGCGCTGGTTTGAAAGGGATTGACGCCCGACCTTGACAGATCGAGCATTGCTCCAGGTGTTTCCTCCATCCCGAGAGATGGAAATCTCGAGATCGGGATCGGTCTGCACGGGATCTGTCCCCGTCGCAACGCCAGCCCCCTTGGTGCAGTAGAGCTCGATCCCCTCAATCCGCATCGGCGACGGGAACGCACCCATCGGGCCAGTCTCCACCCTCATTTTCAGCGGGTTGCCGATCTCATCCTGCGTGGCGTTGTCGATCTGGAGAATGTTCCCGGAGAGTTTGTCGCCGCACAGCCACTTTCCGAACGCCTGAATGGGCAGGAAACCCCTCCAGTAAGTCTGGAGATAGCTTTGCCGTTCGTGCCACGTCTGCAAGGTGGTATCGTATTCCCAGCACCACGCCGCGCCCTGCACCACCACGAAACCGTGTCCACCAGCGACATAGACCGAAACCACAATGGCCGTCTTGTCGGCTTCCAGTTCGATCAGCGTATCAATCTCTGGCGTCGAGATCGGCGTCGGCGCATATCCGTTCAGCGTCGAAACCCGGTAATCATCCCCGACCAGGAAGATACCCTTGCCCCAACCGTCTTCATCGCCGGCAATCGCGTAAGGCCCGACCACGCCGCGCGCGATCGTTGCGATATAGCTGAAGAGATAGCCGGTATCGTTTTCCCCGCCCCAGACTTCCATGGAAGCCGAGCCGACCTGCAGGATTTGGCCGTTACCGAGCGGCATCGAGCAATAGAGCGTGTCAGGCTTGCTCTCTGCCGCGGCCTGGCTCAGCGAATTGACACTGGTCGAGTTGACGTCGGAGTTCCTGATCGTGCCATCGCCATAGGTAAAGTTGAACACCCCCTTATGGTACTTTACGCTATTGGGCTGCAGCACATCTGCATCCGGGTACGACGTCACGGCACCGGCAGAGATGATCTGCGCTCCGTCTCCGGGGGATACGATCACGACATGCGGCGTAGACGCGTTATCCCTCGCCATGAACACCGGCACCGTGCCGTTGACCGTGCCCGTGAGCTGGGTTGCGGCTCCTCCGGATGAGGTAATAGAGAACGCCTTGTTCCCAACCACGACATACAGCGTCGATCCGACCAGAAGCCGGCCGCGGAAGTTCGTGTTGACCGTCGTCCCGAACGCCTTGAGGCCGGGCACCCTCGGGTACGAGTACGGCTTGCCCGCTGTGGCCGGCAGCTTCTCAGGATAGCAATTGATCAGACGACCGCCGGCCGACTGAGGTTGCTTTCCTGGCGCCGATAGAAGCGGGAACGGGACGTCTACCATCTAGAAATACTTCGCCCTGAGCGTTTCGTTCGTCGCGGTCGGCGCGGACAGGTCGCGAAGCCTGTTTTCATGTGATTGAATGGCCCTTAGATCGAGAGCGGAATTCGAGAACTTCGAGGATGCATGCACTGCAATCAATCGCGCCAGCGTCTCGAAATACTTCAGCGGGATCTCGTCCCGGTTACTAACGACAACGATGCCGCTGATTTCCTCCAGAACCTGATCAATGCAGCCGTCAATCGTATCGTGCTCGACGTCGCCCAAGGCTTCGCCAGGCACAAACTTGCCGAGGATCGCAGCGACCTCTTCGATCATCTGCTCTGCGGTTCTGGTCGCCATTTGATGCCCTCAAAGAGGAACGGGCACCCCGAAGGATGCCCGCCAATCGTTACTGCACGCTGTAATAAACACGCAGGGAGAGCGTGCCGGCTGCGAACGTCGCCGCAGTCGCAACGCAGGTGAGCTGGATGATCGTCTCGGCGCCGAACGCCAGCGGCGGGTCGGTGATGAGGGTGCCACCAAGCGGGTACTGATAGCCCGCTTCCGGCTTGATGCCGGCAACAGTGTCGGTAAGCATGACGCCGAGATTGCCGAGGCCATCCGGGTCTGCGGCATCCACGCCGTTTGCGGCCCAACCAACGTCCATGTCCAAGGTTTCGGTCGCATTGGTGTCGAGGTCGTCCGAGTACACCATGCCGCCATGGACGATTGCCCCCTTTGGGAGCCGCACCATCTGGTAGATATCGGCCGCAACCGGGTTGGCCGCGACCTCGATCGTTCCATACGCAACACACATCACACCAGCCGTCGAGGGCTTGGTGACCGGATAGGTTGAAGCCGCCTGAGCGGACGTGAAAGTGGCCATGATGACCTCCTGAAAGATGAAAAGAGAGAGGGGGGCGCGAAGCCTCCCTCAGGTTGATCAGGCGTCGGCGACCGCGGCGAACCAGCCGGTCACGACCCCGTTGTCCTTCGGCGTGTCGGTATCGCCGGCTCCGGTGCCGAACTCCAGCTTCTTGATGCCGTAGATCGATTCCGTGGCCACGCCGAACTTGTCGCCGTAGTCGAACGTCTTGGTCTGCGAGGTCCAGCGCTTGGCGTAGGCCGCGCCAACCGCCTGCGCACCGCACAGGATGGCCGGCCCAACCTGGATAGTGCTCGCCGTCAGGAACTGATCGAGGTCCGGGGTTTCCTTCACGATCATGCCGTCCCAAACGATGTCGCCGCCCTCGAACAGCTTGCTGTTCTGGACTTCGAGATTCACCTCGCGCTGGGCCTGCGTGATCGTCGCATCGCCCTTCAGGTCGCGGAAGGACAGCGAGTTGACGTGCACGGTATACCAACGCTTGGCGCCACCGCCCTCGACACGAACCGGACGAACGCGCGGGTTCGCCGCAAGGGCGATGCGCTTCATCTGGCTGAGAGCCGCAGCGGAGAGCTTGTCGGTGGTGTTGTCGATGTTCTGGAGCGAGGTCGAGAACGTACCGGTGTTGTTGCTCTTGACCGCGCCGAACAGCACACGATCGGTGTTGTCCACCAGCCAGGTGTTCTTCTGGCCGGCGGTTGCCGACAGATAGTTGACGCCGTGGATGCCCATCAGGCCGTTCGAAATCAGGCCCTCGGTGTCTTTCAGCGCCCATTCCTTCAGGATTGAGCGGGCCGCGTTGCGCAGGTCGATCGGGGACTTGACCTCTTCCATTTCCGGAATGCGCACGGCATTACGGCGCTTGTCCACATACATGCGGAACGAGCGGGTGGTCATGTCCTCTTCTGCGCCTTCGAGGACGTTCGAGCCGGTCACAGCCTGGTTGGTCAGCTTGTTGACCAAGGCGAAGGTGATGGAGTCGCCGGGCTTCTTGGAGACGTCCTCACGGAGCTGGATGATCGAATTCTCATTCGTCCCCATCTCGCCCGAGTAACGGTTCTCGGTGAGGTATTCCATGAAGAACTTGCTGTCCCACTGCTGGACGCGCAAGCCAGTTGCAAGTGCGGTGTCAGCCATGACACGCTATCCTTTCATAACAGACACCGCCGTGCCGGCTCAGCCGGTTTTACGGTCAAAGATGTCTTCGAGTGAGGGAGGGCCGGACCAGGCCGGGCCGCTGCGAGTGCCGACGTTTCGAGCGCCGGCAAGGTTGGAGGGCATGACCGGCTTGGGCTGCTGCTGTTGGGCAGCGCCGCCTTCCGCAGTCAGGCCGTGCTTGGCGAGGATCTCGGCTTCCAGCTTGGCCCGATAGGCCGCCGGATCGTCACCGATCTCCTTCTGTGCGAGTTGCCGCTTGTGCCATTGAACAGCCGCCGCATAGCGGTTCGGGCTGCTGACGACTTTCTGGTAGTCTGACTGATCGAGGGTCTTGCTCTGCAAGGCGCTGATAAACGCCTGCTCCGCTTCGTTGACGGACTCCTCGGTGAACCGAGTGATCGCGTTGTCCTTGGCGAATGCCAAAAGGGTCTGATTGATCTGCTCGAACTGCGGAGATACGGTCTGCTGCACTTCGTGCCGCGTTGCCTCACCAGGGTTCTCGAAGAAATCAGGCGCCTGTGGCGTTTCAGCTTTCGGAATCGGAACACGTTGCAGAAGCTCGGCGACCTGACGCTGTAGCGCCTCGTTGGACCTCCGAAACTCCGTAACCTCTTCCGTGTAGCGCTTGACCTTCTGCTTTTCCGCGTGAAGAGCTTCATGCGGGACCATTTTGCTCTGGCCCTGCGTTTCGCCTTCCTGCGTCGTCGCTTCAGTCTGTTCCTGCTGGCCTTCGCCTTCAGAAACCGGCGCCTCCTGCTGCTGCACCTCTTTCGTTTCCGTCTCGGACACGGCATCGCCGCCCCCGGACAGAATGCTGTCCAGACCGTCGCTCATGGCTATCCTATTTGCTGATTAGGTCAGTACGCCCGGAGATCGGCGGCACCCGATGTTTAGTGAGGCATCGTCTCAAACGCCCGATAACCCGCGGCGGCCGGGATTGGTTAAGCAGTCCTCTCAGACTGGCTTGCTTGCCTCGCCTGCTGATCACGGTCAGCATTGCGATGATGATGCTCGGCTGCCAGTTCAACCGGCGCCAGCATGGCTTGCGTGGAAATGTGAGCGGCCTGAGCGCGCTTGTGGGTCGCGCTGGCGTTCTTGTCGTTGATCTCTGCTGCTGCCTGGGCCACCTGAAGCTCCGGCGGCAACTCGAACTTGCCTGGCTCCTGTCCCGGCTGCTGGCCGGCGTCGGCGAGCGTCTTGATGCGCTGGGCATCCTTGAGGCCGGCAGATGCCGCGGTCTCCGCAACCTTCGCCTGAGCGCCCTGCAACTGGATCTGCTCAGCCTGCTGAGCTGCAGGATTGGGCTGGCCCATCTGGTCGAGCAGGCTGTCCTTGCCCTTCAGGTTCGGCATGGCCGCGACGATGGCCTTGAACGGCAGTTCGTCCTTGGCGTCGTACTTCTTCAGCTCGACCAGGGACTGGAACTGTTCGAGTTGCGGCGTCAGGCTATCCGGCGCCTCGTCAATGATGATGTCGCAATCGAGCTCGGCGACGTTGGCGACCATTCCGGCGATCTTCTTGGCCGCCTCCGGGTTCTGCGCCATCAGCATTTGCATCTGCTGCGGGTCGGCGTTCATCACAACCCATTTGACGTTCTGCTGGTCGTCGGTGACGCGGATCCACTTCTCAGCCGTCCAGAACTGCCGAATGCGGTTCCAGATCGCGCGGAATACCCGCTTGTCGAGATGACGGAGGTTATCCATGAGGTCGCCGACCTGGATCATGCCGCCCTGCTGGCTGGCAATGATTGCCTTGCCAGAGGCTGCATTGGACCCGCCGGTTTTATCACCCATCTCGGTTGCGTTCGGCCCTTTGAGGTCGATCGCAGCCTTAGCCTCTTCCAGCAATTGGAAATGCGCCGTCGCAAGATCCGTGCGGGTGTTGAACTGGACCCGCTTGTCCTTCAGAGCGCCGGGGTTAACCTTCATCTTGCCATCGGGCCGCACCGACTGACGGTGAAAATCGTTGATATCCTCGACCGCGCCGTCCTCGTAAACGATCTGCGACACGTTCAGCAGATGTAGCGATTTGGACCGGCGCTTGTTGATCTCGTCCTGAAGCGTGATCATCTCACGCACCAGGCCATAGCGGTTGTTGTCCCGATCGACATAGGCCGACTGTAAGATCATCTCGCCGTCACTCTCGCCCTTGTCGGTCTTGTAGGGTGACGGGCCGGCCTTCAGGATGCCTCCTTTGGTGTATTCGGCGAAATACCAGTCCTTGCCGCGCTTGAGCCACATCACGACGATGCGGATGCGCTTCCGCTTGCGATCAGCCCAGACCGAGAACTTCGGCTTGTCGTCGTAGGTCTGGCTCATGGTCGCAGACAGGATCGTGTTCTCGACAATGCTGGCGGCTTCCGGGTTGTCCTTGTACTGTTCGAGCGCGTCGGTCTCATCCATCCACAGCACGCCGCCGAGATAGCCGGCATCGCTAAAATCGACCTCTGCCGAGTGCGGATCGTAGAACAGCCTGTCCCAAGACCAACGGCGAACCTTGACCTCGATGCCTGGCTGGCCGTTGTAATCCATACACTCTTCAGCCGAGACGGAGACGCCGCCAAAGCCCTCCACCAGGATGTTGCGCCACACCGCGGAGCGCTTGGCCGAATAGTCCTCCTCATCCGTGACGAACTTGATGCCCTGGCTGGCACCGTCAGCATCGTTCTCGTGCTTTGGTGTTCGGGGAAGCGCCTTGGGCTGGATGCGCTGGGTCTTCTCCAGACCAACGAGGTAATCGACCTTGGTCTTGATCCGATTGTCGATCGTCGGCGGCTGGCCGCGGTCAGCAAACTCCTTCAGTTCCGCCGCAGTGTACTGGATATTGTCAACGTAATCCCGGTCGCGCTCCGATAGTTCGCGCGAGTTCACGGACGCGGATTCGGCCTCTTCAAACATGCGAACGAGGTCTTCGACCGCCAGCTTACCTTGCCGATCGGTCTCAGCCTCTTCTATGCTGTTTTCCAACTGCCAGAACCTTCGCTGTCGTTTGAGGCCCACGCATCCCTTGCGGGCTTTGTTTGTGGCTTTGGCTTCGTGCCGGCTAGCATCTTGTCGAGGAGCTGGCCGACAAGACCGAGCGCGTCTACCTGATCGTCGTGCTTTCCTGCTGGGAAGCTAAGTAGCTCGCTGCGTAGGTCCGCATACCAGTCGGCCCCAATAGGTACATAGAGCCCTTCGAGAGCCATTCGGCCTCGGATCGACTGAGCACGAACCGCTTTGTCGCCTCGTGTTGGGAACTGCTCTCGGACGACATAAGCTTTCCTGGCTCGCTGCTGCTTCTCAAGGAACGGCCCTACGCCCGATTTGATCTGGCCATGCTCTTCAGCCCAAGCCATCGGCTTATGCTCAAGAACGAGATCGCAAAACGCCTCAACCCAGACATCGGACGAGGCTTGCTTGCGCCAGAGGTCGAGCAGATACATCCGTCCTTCAGGATCAATCCCGACGACGGCGTGGACGGTATAATCGCCTCCGTCGGCAGTGACCGCGTAATCAGATCCGCCATAGACCCGCATCGTTTTCGGGTCTGGTGCTTTTTCATAGGGCCTCAGCCAGTCGGCCTTGAAGAAGTTACCAAGATCAGGCGAAGGCTCTTGCTGATAAAGCGCCGACCAATCGCGAGGGCCTACCGCAAGCTTGATCCGATTCAGCGCCGCAAGATCGTATTGCTCTGGCCAAAGCGCCTTGCCATCCCTGCCGATCGCCGGCAGGTTTAGAACCTCAAAGCCTTCGTGCTTGTGCTCTTCCAGCAGCCAGCCGCTGAGGTCGTCTTCATGCCAGCGTGTCTGGATGATCACCACCCGACCACCAGGCATCAACCTGGTGTAGGCCGTCGAAGTATACCAATCCTTGGTCTTCTTGCGGACGATCTCGGAATCAGCATCCTCGCGGTTTTTGACCGGATCATCGATCAGCAACAAATGCGCGCCGCGGCCAGTAAGCGGACCACCAACACCCACGGCGTAGAAGGCGCCGCGCTGCTTCAGCGTGTGCTCGAACCCACCCTCAAGAACCACATCGTTCTCTTTGATGTGGAAGCGCTTGACGCTCCGGCTGTCGTCAGCCAGCCCAACGCCGTTGAATATCTCAGCGAACGCGTGGTCCTCAATCTGGTTCTTGACCTTGCGGCCGAAGTCGTCAGCCAGATCCTGCGCGTATGTCGCAGTCACGACCGAATGATCCGGGTTCCGCCCCAGATACCACGCTGGGAAGAACTCGCTCGCCAGCATGGACTTGCCATGCCGGGGCGGCATCGTGATCATCAGGCGAGTGATGTCGCCCCGCTCTACTGACTCCAGCTTCCTTGCAATCAATCTGTGGTGCGGCGCGTCACGATATCCAGGCCACTGATAGGCCGCATACGCGATCAGGCGCGAGAACGCATAGTCTTCAGCCGCTAGTGTCGGCTCGGAGCGCTGCGTTGACTGCTGCGTCACGTTGCTCTTTCGTCGCCTTGATTATGATCGGGCCGCCATTGGCGCCCGTGTGCTCAATCGCAGCCAGCCTTGCATGCATGAACGGCGCAGCGTCGCGAGCACATTCCTGTGCCATCTGGCGGAAGCCTGCGGTCTTCTTCACCTGGGCCAACAGAGCCTTGAACTGCTCTTCCGGGGTTTCCGCTGTCACTTTCCCCGTGAACTCTCCTGCCGTCAGCCCCTCAAGAACAGCTTCGGCATCTAGTGCCACCTGCTGGAAGTGCCTCATGTTGTCCAGCATGACCTCAAGCGGAGACTTGCCCTCAGCAAGTGCTCTCTCGGCAGTCTCACGGGTGCGCTTCGTTAGCGCCCCTGTGGGCCTTCCAGCGCCTACTCTCTTTCCGCCGCGAGCCATGTTGAATTCATTTGATTGTTTTCAAACCATGAGGGTTGAAGGCTCCGAAGCGACGCGCCGGGGATATGCTGCAAACCGCGGGGACAGATGCGGGTGAGTGGCGCGTCGCTTCGAACTGAAAGAAAAAAGCCCGGCTCAATGGGGGTCCAGAGCCGGGCGAAGTCGTTTGGAGGACACGAAAGGTCGGAAAGCCCGACAGGAAAACGGCAAAGAAAACCCGCTGGCCTAGCCGGAGTCTTGGCAGGCCCGGCGGAAAGGCCATTGACCACTTCACCGTTGTTCCGCTCTTGCCACATGCGCGAATGATTTGCCTATTGTGGAAACTACATAGATACGAGGTTACGCAGGCGTTTTCCTGGCCTAGGTTTGCGGCTGCTCGTCCTCAGCCGCGGCGCTCGATCGGGATTGTAGTAGCGGGTATATCGCGGCGCAGCGCGTTCGTTATGCTGCCCCCTCACATGCCCGAAGAACATCCGCAGCATCTCTTCGTCGGTGACGCGCTGGGCTTTCCCGTTTGGATTGGCGGGAACGCTGTACACCCCATGGATATCGGGGATTCCGGCCCAGTCGTATTCTCGCTTTGCATCGTTGGCCTCGGTCATGAAGAACACGTAGCCGGTGAACAGCGGGAGCTCCTTGCGGTATTCGTGCCCATCCACCTTCCGAGACCGCGCGTAGGTCGGTAAAAACGCCCCGTGGTTCGTCTTCTCGATCTCACGGCGCGCGATGTGCTCCATCTTCGAAACCGTCTGGGCAACCGCCCAATAGCGCTCAGTCATACCGTGGCTCCCAGCATTTTGCGGACCAACTCGACCGCGTTGCGAACACCCATCTTGTCGTAAACGCTCGCCCTATGACCTTCGACCGTGCGAGGTTCAATCCCTAGCTTCGCGGCGATCTCCTTGTTGCTCCACCCCAGCGCTACCAGCTCGCAAACCTGAGCCTGCTTCGGTGTCAGCGTCTGCATCTGTCGCTCCTCAAAATCCAATCGGCTGGTCAAGCGGCTCGTCCGTGTCCTGCACCGCCTCAAGCGGGTCATCGACCGACCGACGCACCGCGGTGATCGTAGCGCCCGGAAAGACCAACTTGGCCTTGGCGATGTCGGGATAGTTCGATAGCAGCCGGGCGATCTCCTCGATCGTGAATACGGAGACCGCTCTGCCCTCAGCGACCACAGCGCGCGCCTGGGCGTAATCCTGGACGATCGCTGCAACGCTGCCGTCCTCAAGCGGCACCTCCCAGACCTCCGACGCCAGCGGCTGCTTGCCGGCGGCAGCCGCGGCCCGGTCCAGCGCCAGCCAAGCCGTGACCATGCGACCGGCCTCGCGGCGCACCTCCTCGAGCTCGCCATGCCAGATCGCCTGGTTGAGGAGGTAGCGCTGCCGGTCGAACTTTTCGCGGAGGTCCGGCGCGACCAGCAAGCGCAATCGATCGCATCCCCACTTCGCTTCCATCTCGGCCGCCGTCTCGTCGGCGCCATCGATGTAGGCCCGCCCTGAGATGTAGGTGCCATGGGTCCGAGCCCAGGACCGTTCGCTTCCGAGAGGTCGGACGACAGTGTCGCCGAGGGTTGCTGTTTTTGCCATGTCAGCACCTCACTCCCAAGGCGGCGCGCCTATTTGGCGCCGCCCCGTAGGGGAGAAACATAGGCAAATAGGCAAGCCATTGCTGTTGCTGAAGAAATTCCGCCGCTAGGCGGATAGGCGCGCCTATGTGCGATGTATAGGCGTTCTCTATGTATTTCATGCACTTAACCCCTGTTTTTGATAGGCGCTAAAAAAAGATAGGCGCAACATAGGCGCGGGTTTTTCAGCGTGCCCGGTAGCCCTTTTTCCCACTCTGGCTGGTGTAGATATCGCCGCTATCCTTGACGTTCTTGAGGGCTGAAATCAGCGCCCCGCGATCGACCCGCGTGCCGAAATGCTTGACCATCTCTGTCTCCAGATGGCGCAATCCGGGGCCGCTTTTGGCGTGATAAGGACGGTCGTCGTCCCATGCCGCAGCGACGAATTGGATGATCTGATTTTCGATTGATTTGACCGCCACGACGTTGCTGGTCGAGGCTGGCTTCAGCACCCCTTCGGACCAAATCAATTCGAGTTTCACGTCATCGCCGGACGCCGAATAATTCGACTTCTTGCGGGTCAGGACGCGCTGCTCGGGGAGCCCATCTTCCGGGCGTGTCAGGTACAGCCTGGCGCGAACAGCATTGTTCCATGCTGTGGATCCGCTCTCGCCTGATCCTGAGTTCCGGCCGGCTTGGGACGGATGCGAGAGCAGGATAACGGTCAGGACAAATCCAGCATCCTTGGCTTGCTTGATGAGGCTGCCGCAGACAGCCTTGATGAAGTAATTGACCTGGGCCCGGATGATCTCATTGCCGCCGAAGAGGTCGGCGATCGTGTCGAGAACGAGCAGGCCGATCCGCTTCTCCATGGTATGCTTCATGATCAGGCCGAAGAACGGCGAGATCAGAGGCTTGTTGTCCTTGTCGAAGGTCACGAGCAGGTTGTCGTGCCCGACCCGCGGCCATATCCACGTGTCCGTGAACGGATTGCCGACGGCGTGTCCTAGATCAGCCTTGATGGAATTGTGCCGGCGGTGCAGCTCGTCCTCGTCGTCCTCGCAGAACACGCCAAGGCCGCGCGTGGCCGGCACGTCGATGCCAAGCCATTTCTCGCCAAGGCCAGCCGCATAGAGGAGCTGCTGGGCCAGCAAGGTCTTTCCCATGCCGCCGTCACCGGACAGGCTGGAGACGACGCCCTTGGGGATCCAGTCCTGAACGATCCATTCGCGCGGCCGTGGCTCACCAGCGAGCTCGCCAACATCGATCGGCTGGGATTCGTCGGCTGTGCCCTCGGCTGCCGCCGGCTCGGCCGGCGCCGCGGTCGCATCCCGCCACTCATCTTTGGGTAAAGGGCGTTGGGCGGCCTCCGCAATGTCCGTTGACCACTTCGACATGGCACGGCGCCACTTCTCGGCGAAGGCTGTAGGACCGCGTCCCTCGCGCTCCAGGCCGGCTGTATTGTCGCCTTCCAATCTAGTCTTGGTCTTTCGCTCGTAAACGGCCCAGACCTCGCGCATGCGGACCTGAGCCTCAGCTTCGGTCGGCGGGATCGGGCATTCCCGATACCAATTCGCGACGGCAGCCCAGATCAGGTCTCGCATGTAGTGGTCGCGACCATCGACCCTGGCGCCGAAGGCGTCGAGATCGCTTGATGGCGAGGCCGTGTTAACTTTCTCGGTCGGATTGGAGATGCGGTGCTGGTCGCCGCCAAATCGCTCCACGAGATCGGAGACTTCCTGTAGCAGCCAATCTGGCGCGGCCGCTATCTCGCACTCCCAGGGGGCACAGCCGCTCTTCCATGCGTAGGACTGGCCGGATATGTGCTGGGATGGCGGGAGGACTGCAAACCCTCCCTGCCCGCGGATATCGACACCCAAGGGTGTCTTGTTGGTGGGGGCGTGCCAGCCTTCTGGCGCTTTGAAGAAAAGCTGCCGGCCGCCGCCGCCAGTGACCTGCTGGCAGGTCTCGATCTCCATATCGTTGTTGTGCTCAGACATGACGCCGCGCCACCATGTCAGGGCGTCAGGCGTCTTGTATTCATCGAGGTCGATGACGAAGACGTTGCCGGAGGCGCGGCCGGTCAAGATGCCCATGTTGAGCCGGCGACCGTGCTCTCCCTGCGGCCCGTACCAGCGCTCAAACGTGGCATCAGGAACGACGGCCTCTTGCAGAGACTTCCAGTCGGCGAGCGCCGGACGCTTCCAGTTCTGGCCTGACGACGGCATGTGGGACGGCACGACCTGCCAAGAGCAGGCGCGATACATCGAGGCCCAGTCACCGGGCCCAGCAAAATCAGGATCAAAAGCTTCGACTAGCCCCACGTTTTTCAAATTCCTGTCCCGCAGCTCCTGGGTTGGTTACGCACGGCTACAAAGGCGAAGGCCGGAGGGGCGCTAATTCCCCTCCGGCATTCCAGATCAACCGAAGTCTTCAGCACCAGCGGGCTCGAGCTGCTTTGCAGCCGGCGCACTGACCTGCGTGGATCCGGTTGAAGGTGCCGACGCGGGGCTGGCGGTCGTCGGCGACGTGGTGGCTGGCGCACTGCTGCCCTTGGCGACGTGGACGAGGTCCTTCGGGCGCGGAGCCCAGCCGGAGATCTCAAACACGGGCTGGTAGTTGGTCGACTTCTTCTCGCCTGACCCCGACGTGATCGGCATAGTCGTCTTCAGGACCACGACCGGGAGCTTGCCGGGATTGGCGGCCTTGCCGGCTTCGTAAAGCGAATGAAGTTCGTCGAAACCCTTGAGGAATGCCGCGGCGTTGCTCGACGTCTCGCGGACATCGCCGCCGCAGTCGGCGGAAAGCTTCATCATGACGCGGACGCCCTGCTTCCACTTGGAATCGGCGGGCTTGTGCGGCATCGGATCGCCGAGCTTGACGAGCAGGAACTGCGGCGCAGCGCCAGCCGCGAACAGCAGATACCCGACTTCCAGGTTCTCAAGGTCCATGACGGCCTTGAAATTGGACGTGATGTCCACGGCGTTGTTCGAGTACGCGCCATTGACCTCGCTGCGGTCGTTGCGGAAGAACCGCCCTGCCCGCGCGTCGTACTTGACGAAAGGAACGATGTCGCCGTTGTCTCCGCCGCCAGTCGAGTAATTGAAACCAAGAGCCATGTCCGTATCCTTTGAATGTGCGGCTATGTGGCCAACCGCATTGCCTTTGACCTTCCGGTCAAATTCCTTGCGACGTGGAATTTCAGCAGGGTCTGCGCCCATGCTCGAAAACATCACGTCTAGAGCGTCGTCGCTCTTCAATTTCGTCTTGTTCGACGCTCTCGTGCGGCGATATCTTTCCTGCTTCGCTATGAGTCGCTGCGAACGCGCCCAAGACAGTGCAGCATCGATCTCCTCATCTAAAAGAGCTTTTGGCCAGCCACAGTTCAGCAGCGCCTGCTCTGCAAACGCGCGACTGTTTAGCTGCTTTTCCGGCAGCATCTGACAGCGATACGCAAGCTCCATATTCATGGGAGACCTCGCTTAAAAGCCCCAGGTCTCGAACCCGATCTGCCGGGCCGGAGGACCGGACCAGTAAAAGGATTCGAAATCGGGGGCCGTGATCTTGGTGAAAAATTCGGGGTCATCGGACAGCGACAGAAACGCTTCGCAGCGCAACGCGATCTGATGCAGCGCCTGCCGATGAGCATCGACGTTATCGATTTGATACGTCGCGCGCTTCTTCGGCGTGACGTAAGACACGCGGGCATCGGCGTTGTTGGTCGTAACATAAAGCGCGACCTGGCGAGCGTGCGGGACTTTTACGGCAGACGGCAGCTTTTCGGTCGTTTTGAGATCAACCGTGATGTTGTGCTGTTCCCAATGGTAGTCGTAATAGCCGACGATCGGGAGCTGCAGACCTTCGGGGCGCCATTCGATAAATCCCTGGGTGTGGCTCGGGATGCCGTACGGCCGTAGCTCGTCCAGACCAGCCATGACCATGGCGCCGATCGTTTCGCGATATTCTTCGCGTCGCCTGTCGCCTGACAGGGCCGTGATGACGTCGTATTTCTTCAATGCAGCTTCGATGCAGGCCGTGACCGTCGCATTGGGGTCGAGAAGACCTAGCGTGATGCCGTCTTCTACGGCTGTGCCACGATGCGCGGGTGAGCCGACAGGCTGCCGGCGACCAAGTACCTTTTCGAGGACAAACATCGAAGGACTGGCGCAGAACAGATTGAGTGACGAAGGGGAATGGCGCTCGATTTTCATGCCGCCACCATCATCAGGACTTCAGCGCCATAGAGAGCTAACAAGGCGGCTTCTGCCCGACCGTCGTGCTTCTTGAGCTTGAAGCTGTCGGCCACCGCCGGAAAAGTTCGGATAGCCCGGAGCCTGGATTGCTCCTTGTCCGAGGTCAGGCCGAAGTGCTTCTTCCACTTCTGAGGCGTGACGAAATGCATGGGAACGTCGAGGGCGCTGATGACACCGCGGACGTCGCCATAGGCGCGACCAAAGTTGAACATGGAGACGCCGCCATTGCCTGGCATGGCCCCTACCTTCTCGACGACCGCAAGCGTCGGCCTATGGATCTTGATCAGTCGCGCCAGCTCGTATCCGTTGATCTCGCCGCCCGCCACAGGCACGTCATCGACAGAGATACGGCTCGGGACCATCGGGAAGTAGAATGCGACGGCGCCGCTGATACCTGGGTCAATGCCCATGATAATGGTCATTTGAATTCCTTGAGAAGGATGTCTGCGGTTTTCGAGTTGAGGCCGAAAAGGTGATCTCGGGTGAGCCGAAAGCGTTGCAAATCGCCTTCCCCGATTTGGACGTTGAGTATCCAAACGCCGCGTTCCGGATCGGTGAGGAAGGCAAGCTTGGCTTCGGGATATTCGCTCATGCCATGGGCCTAAGCTGCTCGATCATCTCAAGCGTCAGACCGGCGGCGCGAGCTGCCTGACCTAGCGAAAGGATTGAGTGAGGATCTTCGTATCGATTGCCCGAGCGCGGGATCGGAATGGAATAGCGCCGCTTACAAGCATGCACGTACTCCGGCATGCATCCGAGCTTTCGTGCGATGCGGCTGCACGTCCAATTCGGGTGCTGCGCGTGGCAATCCATCACTTGCTGCTTGGTAGCCATTGGTCCCTGCTCAACTTCGTTGATGAAAACGCTTCATGATCTCGGCG